CATCTTGTAGTCCTACAACATCTGTTTGTGCCATATGTAACAGTTTGAATGGGTCACCTAAAGCACCAACCGCACCTCCAACCATCTGAAACCCTGCAGCCATTTCAATCGCCTTTTCAGGTGCAAGTAAATCTTCAGCCAGTTTAAATGTTTGACTAACATCTATTCTTAATGCCTGAGCCTTAGCCAACATATTACTAAATCCTTGTATTCCGTCTTTAAAGTTATACGCACTTAGTTTTTTTATGTTTTCACTAATTTTACCCATAAATTGTGAAACATTAATACCATAAGAACGGGCTTGTTGTCCCATATTATGAATATTTTTTATGGCTTCGTCAGTACCAACACCAAGGTCTTTAAATCCCATAACCATGGTTGAAATTTCTTTACCTGAAATTCCAGCACTTCTACCCAATAGTTGCATATTGGTTATTTGTTCAGAACTTAACAATGTATTAACCTGCATGACTTCGTTGATTTCTTGCATTAATTTTAGATTGTCATCTACATTAATACCAAACAATGATGTCTCATAAGTCGCTTTAGCAACTGCCTTTTCAATACCTTCAGATATAGCCTTTGTTTGACCCATTGACTCTCGTGTTAGAGTCATTGTCATATCTTCTAAGGCAATTTTTGTTTTTAATATATTTGTGGGGTCTAAAGCCGTTCTATACGTCTTTCCTAAACTCTTTATGCTATATTCAGCATAATTAAATGAATCTGCTAATCCTTCTACCGTTTGTGTAGAGTTATCTACATTCTTTGCAAATTCGTCTGTTGGGTCCTTTATGTTTTCTCCGTTAGCCATATAGTCTTGATATTCTTATAAATATTTACCTTTTACTTTTAGCTTTATCTATGGCTTCTGATTTTCTTTTAAATTCGTCACTTAATTTATTTATAAAGTATTTTCTTTCGTATGTAGGCATATTCATAACATCCATATACGACATATTTACGTGTCGACATAGATAGTAGATTTCATCAAGCAGAGCTATTCTATATTCAGAAGAAAGGACGAAAAAACTCCGCCCCAAAAGTGATTCTAATATCCACTTTTTCTCCTGACGGGGCGTTAACTGTACGATTTAAATTTAATCGTGGTTCACATTCTCTTAATGTGTTTCTTATGTGTTTGGAGTCAGCAATAGGTAAAGACATAACAAATTTACTAATTTCTTCTCTATTATTGTTCCCTTCTATGGATACAATATATTTTTCAAGTCTTTTGGTTACGACAGGTGCGACAACACCATCAGGGTAAGATTCAGTTAATCTTGTTAGTTCATTTATATCACCTATATTAAGTAATTTACATACTATATTTTTTCCAGTTTTTGGTAAAGTTAGTTCAAAAAGACCGTCTGAATTAGGTTCAATTTTTGGTTCTATAATATCTAATTCATCTAACAATACAGTTTTAGTAAATTCCTTAGATGTTTTAGGGTCCTTTAATCTAAAATTATATTCAGGGCCAAATGAGGTGTTTCTTAAAAATATTAATATTGCCTCTAAATCACTTTCTAACAGGTCGTCCACATTGAAGTCGGGTTCATATATTTTATTTTTAACTAAAGTTTTGATTATTGTGTCATTATTTGGTGATGATACTAATACATTTTCGTCTTGAGCGGTAAGGTACCCAACCTTTAGTGATTTTTTTTTGTTTTTATAAAATTTACCCTTAGATGGTAAAATTAACACATCGTGAGGTAAATTAAAATCTTGTTGTCCGTATTGTCTTGTATTATCTTCCATAATTTTTAGTTAAAAAAAAACCATAGGGAATGAACCCTATGGTTAAATATATAACTTATTGATTTTTTTTCAATAGTATTAGTAAACCAAAATACATCTATCAGGACGTAATGTCGCGGTGATTGTAGCCAACGCATCATCACTATATCCCAAACTATCAAAATTTACATCAGTTAAGAATGTACCCTGCAATATCCATTTTTCAACAGCAACACCTGTTGGGTCCAACATCTCAAGGTCAAGGTCTTTTTTGTAACCCGCGGCATAACCCATACGACCTGTAACTGATTCTGCAGTTAATCTAACCCATTCCATAAGGGCTTGTGACGCCGAAGGACCAATAGGGTCTCTAAACGTAACGTTAATCGTGTTCCATGTGAATCTACCAGCAACATAAGTTGATGTGTTTAAGAATGGAATTTCTGTTGGGTTGATACTGACTTGAGGTCTTGATGTAGACTCAACGTACCATGAGTTAATACCTAATGAAGAAGGAAAACTTAGTATAAATCGGTTTTTCCTTTTGGGCTCATAAGGGACGGGCATTTTCATTAATAAATCAGCCATAGTATTTTGGTTTTAAATTTTTCGTGTTTATTTAATTATAAATATCATGTTAAAACTTTTTTCTCTTTACTTTTACTTTTTTCATTGTAAAATCCTTAACTAGAATCCAGACTTAAGAAATTTAAACTTCTTTTTTCTCTCCTCCTTTTGTTAAATAAGTTTTAACTGGATTTTCATCTTCAAATTCTTTTTCTAAAAATGATTTTATAGATTCAATATTACCTGGGTCATCATCAGAAAAACCAATTTGTGGAACAAAATTGTTAGTAACATCATTAGTAAATGAAACTCTTTGACCTAGTTTCTGGCTCTGATATTTAACATAGTTAATAAATTCTCTTAATGCTTTTATTTTACCTTCTTCAGGGTTAGAAGCGGACCCCTCACCATAAGTCACAGGATGGTACTTACACATGTCCAAATACTCTTTAATCAATAATTGGTCATCTCTCATTACTTCTCCCGATAAGTCACGGTATTCTTTTAGGTTTTGAATTAAAGTTTCCGCACTGATACCATTATGGTTAGTTACAATAAAATTATAAATAGAATCTTTTAATACGGTCGGAGTATGACCCCTTGCGGTTATTATTGCAAATATAGACCCCCCATTAATACACTCAACAAAATCGTCCCATGAAGGACCTGGTTGAGCTAATAAGGAGTCCACAATAAATTTCTTATCCCCTTGAACACCAAAATTTCTGTAGGGGTCTTCCGCATAACCGACAATCATTTCTCCGTTATAATCAAAAGGTTCCTTACCTATTTTTTGACGGTACTCAGCAAAGTCCTCTGTAGACATACCGACTTCACCACCTTGTTCTGATTGTAGCATAATTTGGGTTGGCATTATAACGATATTATCATCCCAATCAAAAGCATAATACTTTAAATCAGGTTGACCTTCTTCTATACCCTCCCTTAGGTTATTAAGATTTCTTCTTATAATTTTTTTAAGACTCATATTATTTGTTCAATTTTTCAATCAATCTTTCTAACTGAGACTCAGTAACGATAATATTCTGAGGTTTTTCAGAATAAGTTTTTACACCATTGTCTTTAACTTCTAGTGCTTCTCTAAGAACTTTCTTTTTAAATTCCATATTTTTATTTTTTTATTAAACGTTTAATTAAATGTAATAAATGGGGGACACCGAAGTATCCCCCATTATATAATTATCAGATATCCTCAAAAGATGCTCCTGTTGGAGTAATCAAGAATTCAATATCTATGAATTCAAGTGCTCTTGTTGGTTTTAGATAAATCTTACCAACTAATTGGTTGGCGTCTAAATCCTCAGGAGTGTTTTGAACAACAACTCTAAAGTCAATTAAACCTCTATCTCTTCTAATTGAATCTAAGATTGGGTTAACTGAATCTAAGAACTCTTGTCTTACTTGGTCATCATTTTGTTCAAACAACAATCTTACTGCTACTGCTGAAATTAACTTACGTGCTTGTAACAACAATCTTCTGACGTTTAGACGGTCGAGTGCTGATTCTCTAACCTGTAAAGTTTTATTACCCCAAATTACTGTACCAACATCAGAGAATGTCGCGATAGGGTTAATTCTACCTTTATATAGTATATCTCTATCGTCTTGCGTTAGTTTCTTACGTGCCTTTATACTATTAACTAGACCTCTTGTGTAACCAGCTGAAGCAAACCATGGGAATGCGATATTATCTGTTAACGCTAAATTTCTAACTACCTCACCTGTTGGTGGTAAGTAAATTTGAGTGTTGTTAACAGAATCTCTTGTTAATATCCATGGGTAGTAAGTTGCAGTATAGTTTGAGTCTATTCCTGTTTCTTCTAAATTATCGATTACTTCTTCAGGATAAATAAAGTCAGTAGTAAAGTTTGCTGTTGTTGGTACAAACATATTATAGTCAGGTGTTGTACAAATGTAAACCGAATCCGCTCTATCTGTCTCGACCAAATCTATAGCCGATTCAACAAGATTAGAATTATTTACATAATCAATACCTGGTGTTGTAAATATGTTTATGTTTACTGATTCGGGATTTGCAAATGTATACTGACCCCACAAATATGCGTAATAGTCAGTATTTGCCCAATTTTGTTTATCAGGACCAACAAACGGCTTAAACGCCCCCCATCCTGTTGCTGACGGATAAGTTGTACTCGGAGCCGCTCCTTTTAAGAAACCTGTATTACCTAGAGTATATCTATCAGCGTTAGTTCTATACTCCCTGTAAATGTCCCATCCATCAAAACCTCCAGAAGGTGCTAAAGTGAATTTACGTGCATTTAACTTGTAATATGGGTCTGTTTCACTAGATGGTTCTGAATTAAATGAAGTAACACCCACTTCAAAAGCACTTTCACCTGAAGTTGTATATGAATCAGGTATTGTGACAATAGTTGCTCCAGAATCCATGTGGAAACCTTTTGTTAGGTAAGCCCAAGAACTTGATTCAGTTGCAGTATCTAAGTTTGTTGGATTTTGTTTACCTTTGTATGATAAGAAGTCAACATCTATACCTACAGTATTTGAAACACCTAAGTAAGTTTTTCTTACGTTATCTCCTCCACTTCTTGTTAAATTATCTCCGTTGGCACTACCAAACGGAGGATTAAATAATACATCACCAGCCCCATCGTACTTTGTTTTATATAATAAGTATGGAGATTTAAATGTTGAGTACTGTCTTGTTTGATAACCTCTAAATCCGCAAGGTAGAGCATCTATAGGTGCGTCCTCATTCATTTCTATCATAATGTATCTAGACTTTAACTCAAATTCTCCGTTAGATGTACCTATCTTTTTACCGATATAACTATTTTGAGATATATCTAATGTACAATTTGTAAACTTTTCCAACACTGATGGATTTGCATCAGTATCATTAAAGTTTCTTACAATTACGTCAAAACTTTGGTTATTGAATGAGATATTTACTATAGAAATCTTTACCTCTCTGTTTGCCGAGTTACCGTCAGATATTGTAATAAATCTAAATAAGTCATAAACTTTATTACCTCTTAATTCTGAAACAACGTAAGGAGTTGAAGGTGTTTGATATTGGTCTAAATACCAACCAATACCAGTATTATCACTGTCGTCTCTAGCACCATTTAGTTCAACTAAGTCGGTCTTAATACCTCTAATCTTACCTTCTCTATAACCAGTGTTTAGTAAGTTGTAATAATTTTCTTCAACAAATAAAGGTACCTCAGTTCTTGGTTTTGCAAAATTACTTTGTCCAAGAACCTTAGTTATATAGTTAGTTTCGCCTAAGTCAAATGAAGTTTTAAATGTAAATGTTTCACTGTCCTTAGTTATACCCGAAATCTCAAAAGTTGCAAATGGATTTTTAGTTGACGCTGAGTAAACACCGCTAGTGTTTAATGTCACATCACTTAAGTTTGATACTTGATATACAGGACCGTCATCACTTCCGTATGTGACAATACCTCTTGAACGTAATGTTGAGACAATCATATTGTGGTAATCCTGTATTGCGGTTCCTGAGAATTGTGTTATATAAACAGTTGCTGAGCCGTTGTATACACCACTACCAACATCCAATAATGCCGTTGTTATCGCACCAAATCCATAACCCGTATAATCATTTCCTGAAGGACTTGGGAATAACGCGTAATACCATGCGTCATTTTCTGACGCTTCATAATCGGCGTCTGAATCAGTTAATCCACTTACACCTAAAACATTAGTATTTCCTGTATAATTAACAGAAGCACCTGTTAAACCATTAAAGCTTGTATCAGACAAAGTACCAAAAATATAAGCGGTTTTACCATCATCTAACATATCTAATATATCAGTATATAAAAGATTTTCTAAATCTGATTTTAAAGTAGATTCACCACCACTAAAAGTTGTGTAAGGGTCTGTAAAATAATTTTTGATACCTGCAGGTAATGCGGAATAGTTAGTAATTTCTACTGTAGATGCGGCACTTTGGGTTCCACTGTATGATATATCTACTGCGGATACGGTCGAAGAAACCCCAACCGTTGATTTATCGACATTACCAACAGTAGCAATAGACCATGAAGGACCGGCGTCATAACCTGATAAACCTAAAACTCTTGTTACAAATAATTGGTTTGACTGTTGTAAATAAGCCTTTGCTATATATGCCGCCTCATACTTAGGTATTTGAGTATTTACATATTTATTTGGACTTGTGCCACCAAAGTATGCGGTAAATTCATCAAAATTTGAGATGAATATTGGTTCAAATGCAGGACCTGATAAGGTTTCTCCCACAATCCCCAACGTTGTTACACCGACACTTTGAGCCACAAAACTTAAATCTCTTTCCGATGTGTATACACCCGGAGAAACGAAAACTTTGTTAGATGTTGCCATTTTTTTTAATTTCTTTTAATTTATTTTATCATAAATATTAGAAAAAAACCGAAAGTACAAATGTAATGGCGTTATATTTATTTGTTAGGTGCTATTTTTTCTGCCTTTTTTCTACCTTTTAAAAATAACGTATAATAATATGAAAATTAAGAATTTAAAGATATCTGAGTATCACCATAACTTATTAAAAAATTATTGTAAAAATAAGGGATTGAAAATGTATAGGTTTGTTGAAAAAATAATTGAAGAAAACTGTAAAGAAGATATAGATATATATGGAGAATAGGTTATAACAGTCTTGCTCTCGTTTTAATTTTAGAAGATTTGCTGTCATCTTCTTTTACTACACTAATACTAATTCTATCATTAGTATTAATTTGTATTAAAGATAAATTGTCACCGATATAATCATTATTCATGTAAACTGAAAATGAATCTATATTATCTGTATCTAAAACAGATAAGTCTACTGTATATCTATACACTTCATTTAATTCAGTTAGTCCCTCCCTAAAAATAATATCAAAGTCAAAATTATCAGGGTTTTCTGGTTGTTTTTCGACCCTCCTAGATTTTTTACTAGTGTCTACTTCATATAACGTAAGAGCTCTAGTTATTGCAGGCAAAACCTCAAATTCTTTTTCATCGATTAAAAATCCCATCATTAAAAACTCATAATTTTGGATGTAGTACTTTCTCTTTTCTATATCCAAAACTGATTCGTCTGATACATTATTTAGTATAATAGGAACATAATGACCTTTAACAAAAGTGTATGATTGTCTTGATGAGAACTTTTGTAAAACAAGTTTATTAAACTCATTTAAATGTCTCATTTTTGTACAAAATATTTTTACGTTATATGTAATGTCCACAGGGACTGGTTGTGGTATTTTGTATATATCCATCCCCTTTCTTTGTCCGTCCCACGTTGGAACTTTTGCATAGTAGAATTGTTTTCTATTAGGTATTGTATATTGTAGTGAAGGATTAGAACCGTATTTTACGTCAGGTTGTCTTACAGTTGCAATAAAAGGAGGCTTAATATTTTTATCTAAATCTTGAAATCTCCAAGTTTCTGTAAATTGAGACCAATTTTGTGTTGTTGTTATAATATCTATTGGGTTAACTTTTTTACCGTCAGCTACCATTTCTAAATCATCACGAACAAAATCTAACATACCCCTATCTAAATCTGCATGTAAAACACTCTTAGGTAGATAAGTTCCGTCTTCCTGAATATATTCAAGAAGTTCTTCTCTCCTGTCTAATAAAATTTTATCGGGAGTTAACTTCAGGTCCTTCTTTATTTTTTTAGGAAATGCCATTACTCAACAATCTCGTTAATATGGAAAATTTTATTTTTTGTATTAATCATATCAATCTCATTTGCCTTATATACCGGCTCTTCAGTGTCTTTTCTAACAAATGAATCATATTTGTATGGATTATATGTAATTACTTTATCATTAGTTTCAGGCGGCATATTTTCACACGGATACTGACAGTAGTCGACTAAATCACCGATAACAAAGGCGTGTACATTTTTTCTCATTTCTTGTCTCACTTTTTCCTTACCCCCCTCTCTTACTCTAAATTCGACGTTCTTTAGTTTAACATAATCGGCATATAAAACAACTCTACCATTGTAGGTTACAGAAAAAGTATGTTTGTGTAAATTATAATATACCATAACACGAAGACCTAATAGTTCTTCGCCAATATCTTCTTTAATTAAACCCATTTGGGATTTCATCTTACTGATTTCTTTTATAAGTTTTCTATTCATAATCCTCTGAATTCATTATCGTTTACTGGTGACGCAACAATACTTCTATAAAAAGACTTGTATCCACCATAAGTATGTTTGTTATCACTAACAACACGTCCATCATTAACAACTGTGTAATATCTAACACGAGACTCAGTTTCGTAGTAACCAATATAATCACCATAATCGATGTCAATACCAAGTTCATCCAAAGAGTCTTGATAAACACCTACCTTTAAATTACCAGGTTCCATTTGTGTCATACGACTCTGACCATAGTCTTGGTTTTCAGGTTGCTCTATTTGAACATATCCACGAAACTCAACAGGAGGGTGGAACTTAATCCCATCTTCAACTGTTTCACCGTATACGTCATCCGTCTTAGTTTTTTGTCTATCGACCTTATATAAAACTAAAGTAAAATTCATATCACCTTCAAGCCACTCACGACCCATAGCAATATCTAATTCAAAATCTTCACCACTGAAGAATTTATTTAGTCTCGTAATTGGTACCTTTCTTTGTGTCATTATTGATAAATATTCAGAAATTTATTATATTTAGTAGTATTTAAGTACCAATTGGAAAATAAAAGTTTAAATAACTTGCCTGAAGTTAGGGCTCTTCGTGTTCTCGAAGAATATGAAGGGTATAATAATTATATCCTTCGGTTAAAAGGTAAAATGAAAAAGTTTAATCATTTTAAACTTACTCGTGCTCAAGCAGACTATATTTTAAAGTTTAAAGACACTACCCCAAAAATTGCAAGAAAGTGGGTTGAATTGGATAGTTACTTTGGACAAAAACTTATGGACGATAAACTTCTCACTAAAAAACCCGAAAAAATTTATATTGAAAAACTTTTGGTAGAAAAAGAAAAGTCATACCATATATGGGGAAAACTATTTGAGTCACAAGAATTATCGGACATATGGTTGCCAAAAGTCGCACTACAAAAAAATACTCAACGAGAAGTTAAAATAGACTATTCAAAATATTCTCATAGGCCTCCGTTAGAACACCAAAAAGAGGCAATAGAAAAACTTGTAGGAAATGACAAATATATTTTGGCAGATGATATGGGTTTGGGTAAAACCACATCTACTGTTATTGCATCATTAGAAAGTGGTGCAGAAAAAACTTTGATTATTTGTCCTGCATCATTAAAAATTAATTGGCAAAGAGAAATTTCAAATTACACCGATAAAGAGGTTTCGATTATTGAAGGAAAGAATTGGGAGCCCTCAGATTATACAATAATTAACTACGATATACTTAAAAACTTCCATGACCCAAAACACCCTGAAAAATCAGACATTTTAAATTATGGTTTTGATTTGGTGGTTATGGACGAAGCACATTATATACAAAACGTAAAAGCGGCAAGAACAAAAATAGGTAATGACATTGCAAAAAAAGTCGGTAAGGTTTGGTTATTGACAGGAACACCAATGACTTCACGACCGATGAATTACTACAACCTTTTGGATTTGGTTGACTCACCCGTCGCAGATAATTGGATGGCATATGCGATTAGATATTGTGCGGGATATCAGTTTAGTGTCGGAGCGAAAAAGGTTTGGAATGTCACAGGAGCATCCAACCTTGAAGAACTCCGAGACCGAACAAAACCGCAGGTTTTGAGAAGGTTAAAAGAAGATATTTTAGATTTACCTGAAAAGATTTTAACACCCGTATATCTGAGAACAAAATCAAAAGAATATAAAAAGTTGATGGGTGAGTACTATGATTGGTATAATTCATCAGAAGAGTCGTCATCACTCACAATTCAGTTTTCAAAGCTAATGAAAGTTCGTCAAGTAATTGCCGAAGAAAAGATTAAGGACACGATTGAGATTGCACAAAACATTATAGACCAAGGAAAAAAAGTAATTATATTCACAAATTTTACAGATACCCTTAATAAAATAAATGACCATTTTGGTAAAGAATCGGTAAAACTTGACGGTAAGATGTCAAAACCACAAAGACAACATTCTGTTGATGAATTTCAAAACAACGATAAAATTAAAGTTTTTGTTGGAAATCTAAAAGCGGCGGGTGTAGGTATTACATTAACAGCGGCAGAAGCCGTTATAATGAATGATTTATCTTTTGTACCTTCAGACCACTCACAAGCGGAAGACCGAGCGTATAGATATGGACAAAAATTTTCCGTTTCAGTATATTATCCAATCTTTGAAAATACTATAGAGGGCATCATCTACGACATACTATCAAAGAAAAAGAATATCTTTGAGACCGTTATGGGAGATAACGAAGGAAAAGGTGATGTTATGGAGGAAATACTTAACCTAATTAGTAATAACAGATAATTATTGTTTTATTGATATTTATTAATAAAATGTCGTATGTCAGTAATTAACGAACCACAAAGAAGCAAGTTATATACAAGAATAAAACATTTGTTAGGGGCACCAATTAGAAGTGTAGAGATAACAGATGAAATGTTAGATTCTTTATTAGAACTTTCTATTCAAGATTACGCCCAATATGTAAATGATTGGTTAATAGAATCACAATGGACATCTTTATACGGTCTTAATTTAGACGAGCAGTCACTTACAAGAGCATTTGTAACAAGAAGTTTAGATTGGGAAACACAGTATACATACGCATATTCTAAGATTGTTGGACTACAAGCAGGTGGAGACTCAGTGTTAAAAAAGGACTATATTGATTTAGTACCAGGACAACAAATTTATGAAATTCCAAAAGGAAGGGAATTAAATGAACTTCTTTGGTTTAGTCGTTCAGAATTAGACGCAGCATTCTTTGACCCATTTATGGGTGGATTTGGTGGGTTTGGTGGTATTGGTTTAGGAGGGGCGGCAGGATTCTCCCAAATGGGAACGATGGGTAATTATTTTATTACACCCGCTTTTGATATTCTTCTTAGAATGCAAGATATTAATATTAAAAGAAGAATAATTTCAGGAGAATTAACTTATAGAGTTACTGCGCTACCCGATGGTAAAAAAGCACTTCATCTTATGAATGTACCTGGAGGTAAATTTGATTTTGGTAATATTCAGTATAATCAATACAAAGTTTGGTATTGGTATTATGAAACAGATGATAGAGATTCTTGTTTGGCCGAAAACCCTGACATAGTAAAACTACCTTCAGATATACCTATAGATGAAATGAAATGGGATGAGATAAACTCACCAGGACAGACATGGGTTAGAAGATGGTTTACCGCTTATGTTAAAGAATCTTTAGGTAGAGTAAGAGGAAAATATCAAGGTAATTTAAAAACACCAGACTCTGAAATACAATTAGAATATGATTCATTACTCACAGAATCAAAAGACGAAAAGTCAAAACTAGTCGAAGAGTTAACACAAAGATTAGAAAGACTTAGACCTGAAAAAATGATGGAAAGACAAGCAACTGAGGCTGAAAATCTTAATAAATCCCTACAATATAGGGCGTTCCCAAGACAATTTTATACTATTTAATATGGCAATTTTTAAATCAGTACCTACTACAAAATTTATAAATGGTAAAGAGGTAAAAACTTCTGAATGTGCAATAATAGAAACCGAAAATTATACTACAAACGGAGAAGACGCATTAATAGTTAGGGGAGTAGATTATTGTACAATCACTCTTAACTCGTCAACAACAGACCATACAACAATAAAAGCAATGACAGATGTTCTAATCACATCAAACGAAGACATTGATGAAGAATTTAATGAAATAGAACTACAAAAAGGTGCTTCTATAGAATTAAGATATATGAAAGGTTATTGGTATATTATGTCGTCTGATGGACTAAAGAATTCATAATAGTTTTATTCTTTTTTACGTAGTCTTCATTAACTAAGTCCATAGTATTGTCCACGTACATATAGTATGGGTCAATCCCCACAGAATTCCAAAACACTTGTTCAGTATCTGATAAGGTTAAAACCTCATCTAAAGTATCTTGGTCACCGTCCTTTCTCGGAAAACCCCTAACCAACATAGTTTGAGTCTTAGTAAAGAAAGGTCTATTTGCAGGGTCTTCAATCAAAATTTCATCACGTATATCAGGAGAGAATACGACCAACAGAGGTTCAATACGTTTGTTAAATGCGGTTATATACCGTGGGACATTATATTCGCCAAGCTTATCGGGGTTGTTTTCTATTTCCTTTTCATCTACGTGATAACAATTAATTATAACCTCATCTTTTCTCTTTTGCACGTCACCGTGTGACTTACGGGTACCATTATTCACATAATATATGGTATCACCCAAACCCACATTAAGATTGTTTGCGAGAGCAAGTTCCATATGTGCTTGACGAGACATAAATGAACCCGACTTTGTTCTTTTTGTAATATGAACTTTATATTCGTCAATAGTTTGTTTTACACGAGCCTTGTTTGCAATCTTTGCAATAGGTATCTCTTTGTTATATAGTTTACCCACGTACTCATAGTAAGAGTCCAAAAACTCTTGTCCTTTACCATCCAACAACATACGAAGTCCTGAGTCCAAAAATTCAGCAACATATGTCTGAAGTTTCTTGGATTTAATGGTATTACCTGTAAGTTTTACTTTCCCCTTATCTGTAAGTAGAGCGTAGTTTTTACGAGCCACATTAATCGTTGCTGGCCATTGTCCGTCAGTATCCAACCCCATTTCACCCCTCATAAACAAGTCGTTATATTCCGCCACGTCAGCCTCTGAACCACGATATTCTTTTCCTTCTTCTACAAGACCGTTAAGTCCTTTTCCAACATATGTATGTTCATCACGACCTTCGGGAACCGAGAAGTTAACACCATCCGTATCCATAACGAGGGGTTGATACCCACGTTTCATAAACCACATAATCATCTGTCTCAGGTATTGTCTGCCTGTACACGTAATTTGTTCCCCCATATCCATATCACCCCACGGAAATACTTGTGGAGCGGATAACGAACCGAAGAAGGCGTTAATGAAAATCTTAATCGGAAGTTGTTTGCGGTTATATTGTGAAGATAGTTTTGGGTCTGACACATAATAATCTGCGGCCAACTTCTTATACTTAATACGGGTATCACGGAAATACTTGAGCATACTCTTCATCGCACCTGTCACGTCACACTTAGGGAAGACATCATGTACGAGTTGAATTGAGGGGTATAGAGACGAGTAGTCAAGTTTAAGTACATTGGTGGAGTATCCAACCGCCAAAAGTCGTGAGAGTCCCCCTGTAAATGAACGTTTGTCCCCTTTCTTTGGTATAGCTAGTCCGTGTTTATATGACCACGACATCATAATCATCTTCCATAGTGTTGCAGTTCCCATAGTAGAAAGTCGTTCGTATGTGGTGGGAACGAGTTTTGCGAGAAGGAAGTTGGCTTGATTGAATTCTTCATCCACCACCATGGTTTCCCAAATATCGTCATAGAGGTACCTCTCAATAATATATTCCCCGTTTACCTTTTCATAATGACCGGGAAACCTTTCCATCAGGTTTTCTGTACCTGGCGTCCCCACTTCTTTATATTTACCTGTTTTTGGGTTGAAGTAATAGTCCTTATTGTCAAAATAGATTTTACCAATCTTATCCCCCTTAACATAAACACGATTGTCTTTTTCTGCCCCAATAAACTCGGTTATGTACTTAAGACCCCAACTCTTGATGTCAGAGTTAATGGCTTGGGCTCGTCTTACTGCATGGGCAATATCTACCACGTTGTATCCCCACATCATTGTTTGGGTATAATCCTCCATCTCGTTGGCGAGTTTGAGTATACCCTTCTTTTGTTTAAGAGGACTTTCGGGGTTTAATGTTTTTGCAATCTCATCTATATTCAAACCGAGAATGGTTGCTCGTGTGAGGATAAACGGAAAATCAAAAAACGCCGAGTTATAACCACCAACAAGGGTTGGTTTGAGATAGTTGATGGTGTTAAAAAACTCCACAATCATATCTTTCTCTTCTTGTTCGTTTTGTGCTGCGATAACCTTTTCAAAACCACGATTGTCTTTCATACCGATAAGGAAGATTTTATCCTTTGTGGCATCAAGACCCGTGGTCTCAATATCGAATACGAACCTATGAACCTCATCGTATTCTTCAAAACCTTTAAATAGTCGTTTTTGTTTTTGACATAAGTATTGTTCCACGGGAGGTAGAATCGCAATACTATCAGAGTTTTCTCTATTCCATGGGTCTAACCCACCTCCTTTAAAAAAGTTGATGAGGTTTGAATAAGTTTTTGTGGTCTTAACCAAATACTTAAGTCCGTTCTCCATTCTTTCATCACCACGAGTGTCCAACTTTTCTATGATGATACCATGAGTGGACATCGCCTCTTTTTGCGCAAACTTGGAGCCGTTATAAAACTTCTTTCCCTTCAAATCCCCCACCCATGCAAACGGAATAAAAGATTCAGATTTAATCTGCTTACCGTTTGTGGGGTGTTGGATAACCTTATAAATTTTGTTGGAGCGGTAATCGTATTCTAACGCTACGATATATTTTTCTTCGTCCTCCCCTAAGAGGAACTTTTCAATTTCTTCTTGTGATACCATAATATTTTAACTTTTTCGTCTGAGATATTATCCTCACATCGTTGTGATGTGATTACTCTTGACATTGGTTAAAATATAAAATAGATTTTCGTCTTTGTCAAACAATATTGATATACAACTTTTCTCTTATCGGGACAATAAGCTCCCCTTCTTCGGTTAAAATAGAAAACTCACCCACATACCTACCTTTTTGATTTGTATCTTTTTCATCCCATTTATAGTAGATGTAATATTCTTTAGGTGCGTCTGGGTTCTTTTGTATTTTATCGGTTATATGTGAATTATTCATAAATATTTTTTGAATACCGTCTGATTCCCTTTTCATTGAGAATCTAATTGTTGAGTTATCAAGAATTGAATTTAAATTCTTATACGACTCACTTCTACCGTCATTTACTATATCCAATAGTAATATTGGATTAACACTATCTTTTTTAATATAAAATTCCATATTAATAAACTTTAGTTAAGGTTAAAAAGTCAGTCATTAAGTATGTATCCGAAGCCTCCGTATCAAACTCGATAGTGACATTTAACACATTATCTACTGTTGTATCAAAACTGGTCGTATTATGTGTTTCAAAACTATAACCATTAACTGTGAAATTACTGTTTTTAATAGTTCTAAGGCTACCCTTAGTTAATACTGACGCAGTACCCGCACCTCCGATTGAAGAAACAACAAAATCGAGGTCTAAGTCCATCAAAACTTCTTCACCCGCAGTACTATAATTTATAAAACCAGTGTCAACTAACACCGAACTGTCAGAATAGACTTTTATCCTAAAATCATTATTTGCGTTAGATAGGTGACCTCTAATTGTTGTTTTAAAAGTATCACCTGCAGTAAAACCATTTGCAGGTACAGATAAAGTACCTATACCTGGTCCGATTATGGTTTGTTCAGTGGTACCGCTAATATTTCCCGTTTCACCTGTTTGTGAATATAGACCATACATTACTCTAAAATCGTCATTTGGTCTTAGGAAATCACTTCTTAACATTTTATATGTTGTGTCTTGCGCCGCGTTATCTACAACAATGTACATACCTATTGGGCTACCCGTATATTGTTCTAACTGTGATATCTTTAAATTTGCCATTATTTCTTTATTTTATAAATATTAATTAGTGTTCATATTCAATACCGTCAACATCTTCCGAGGTCATTATACTACCATCTTCAAAAAGAATAAAAAATGTTTCGGGAGATGATGGTGTATTAGATAATGTAGGTGTTGGTGTATTAGTTGGTGTAGATGTTAAAGTTTCCGTTGGTGTATTAGATAATGTAGGTGTTGTTGTATTAGATAATGTAGGTGTTGGTGTATTAGTTGGTGTAGATGTTAAAGTTTCCGTTGGTGTATTAGTTGGTGTAGATGTTAAAGTTTCCGTTGGTGTATTAGTTGGTGTAGATGTTAAAGTTTCCGTTGGTGTATTAGATAATGTAGGTGTTGTTGTATTAGTTGGTGTATTAGATAATGTAGGTGTTGTTGTATTAGTTGGTGTATTAGTTGGTGTATTAGATAATGTAGGTGTTGTTGTATTAGTTGGTGTATTAGATAATGTAGGTGTTGTTGTATTAGTTGGTGTATTAGATAATGTAGGTGTTGGTGTTTGTGTGGGTTTAGAAGTTTCAGTTGGAAAGATTATTTCTTCGTTTTTATTTGTTCTACAACATAAATCAGGGTTTGAAAATGAGTCTATTACAAAAACCTTTAATTTATTATTTATTGGTAGTATCGTTTTTCCCTTGTCGTCCTCGATAATAAATTCACCTACATAGGAACCTGTTTTTTTTGTTTGCTTTTTATTTAGTTGTGTCTCTAAATAATACTGTTTAGGTCCGTCACCAGTGGATGGACTTTCTTTTACAATAACCGGAATACCAATATATCTGTAACTGTTAGTGCCCTCATCAATTAAGTTAAGTGTTATTGTAGAAGAAGAAAAACTGTCATAATTATTACGAAAAGAGTTATTACTATCCGTAAAAACTTCCACGGATATTTTAGGTAACGTACTATTTTTTCTTATATAAAAATTCATAGTTTAACATGTGTAAGATTGTAGAATACCGTTGTTACCAACGTACAATACGTTACCAACACCTAATACGATGTATCTACCGGTATTAGATGGAATTGTACAGTTTATATCATCATACAAAACATTTCCGGCAGATAAAGGATAATTAGAGTAATATTTATTATAACCTGTAGATATACCATTACAAGCGCTCGTATTATCAAAAGTCCAATATAATTTAAACTCAACACACGTAACATCTGTTGGAGTTGGAGTATTTGTTGTTGTGGTTGTCGGTGTATTTGTCGCAGTCGTTGTCGGTGTATTTGTCACAGTAGTTGTTGGTGTTGGATTTGGAGACGTATCACCAGATAGACTACAATAACACCCTGTATCACCTGAAACATAATATTGATAACAAGTACCTGTTATAGAATAATCATCTAAATTAACAATAACAGGAAAATCAGAATATATTATATTTTCAGAAACTATTTGCCACTGTGTTGGGTTGCAATTACTAACATATACGTCATATGTCGATATAGTTATATCTTGACTATTTAAACCTATTTCTATGTATGACATTTTATTTTATAAATATTAGTTTATTGAGTTGCAGTTAATGTAGGTGTTGCTGTTGGTGTATTGGTTGTTGTATGTGTAGGTGTTACTCCTTCTGATGTTAATGTTTGAGTTGCAGTTAATGTAGGTGTTGCTGTTGGTGTATTGGTTGTTGTATGTGTAGGTGTTGCTGTTGGTGTATTGGTTGTTGTATGTGTAGGTGTTACTCCTTCTGATGTTAATGTTTGAGTTGCAGTTAATGTAGGTGTTACTGATTGGGTTGGTGTTGGTGTTGGTGTTACACAATCATCGGCGACATATCCTGAACTACCCCCTCCATTATTTTGGAAAATATTTCTTAGTGTTGTAAAACTAGGTTTAGTCAGTACTGGTGCAAAGTAATTATTAAACAATGTATATCCTGAAATGTTATTAGTTTGAATTCCTGATGGAGTTCTCATACTATCATTCCATTCTGGAGATAATGACCCACCATCCCAAAACTCGGACATTTCCCACATACCGAAGTTTAATAAGTACATATACTCTTTATATGCCACTTGAGCTTGACCTGTATCCCCACTCCAATTAGGGGCGTAGCCAGTTGGGTCATACATACCATTCTCGATGGCTTGTTTCATGGATAAGTGTAAGTCTGTTGTTTGCCAATCTGGATTTTCTTCTGCCATCCAATTCACCGCGGTCGATGAGCCGGGAACCGCACCCATTATCCCAAATAGATGTACGGTATGTAAAATATGTTCAAATACCTCATTTATTACCGTATCACCACTTGTGGAACCGCTTTGGTACCATACCATGTCATTAACTGCATGAGTATCTAAGAATTCTTGATATCCTGTGTATCCTGATATACCCTCATCTGTTAACCAATTAGGGTCATAGTCATCCCCACTACCGTACCCGACTCTTTGTGCCGTTGGTAACCCTGCGTGTATAGTACCCTCATCACCTCTTAAAGTTGCTACTAAATTATTTTGATATGATAAGGTAATTCCTGTGGCTAATGGGTCCATTATTAATTGGAATGAGCGAGCGACTTTTTTAGAAAATTCATCAGGTACCGCTGCCTGTCCTCCAACAGCGCCCGCAATAACCTCTAATACTCCACTAACGTTAATACTTCTATCGAATACCGCTCCGTTAGATGTGTCGGCAGTTAATGGACCGGCAACATAACAACTAAGTAATGAGTTGATTGATGGAGTAGGTGTTGCTGTTGGTGTATTGGTTGTTGTATGTGTAGGTGTTACTCCTCCTGATGTTAATGTTTGAGTTGCGGTTAATGTAGGTGTTGCCGTTGGTGTATTGGTTGTTGTATGTGTAGGTGTTACTCCTTCTGATGTTAATGTTTGAGTTGCGGTTAATGTAGGTGTTGCCGTTGGTGTATTGGTTGTTGTATGTGTAGGTGTTGCCGTTGGTGTTGAAGTACTACTTGACCTTGGAGTTCTAGTATTAGTTAACGTTGGAGTGGGTCCTGGTAATTCACCTGTTGTTGGTGTTGGAGTTGGAGTTGGGCAGGTAATACCACTACAATAGTTAGGTATTAAGTTAGTGTAATCTAAAGTAAACTGACCACTATCATGAACTGAATCTAAATAATAGTCGACACCGTTATACTGAAAACCGTAATTAATAGACGGAGAGCCTCCAACAATACCAACTGTTGAGTATTCTCCTGTAACGGCACAACATGTACCAAGTCTAAAATAATTTATATCCGCACTTAATGTAGGTGTATTAGTGGGTGTAGATGTTACTGTTGGTGTATTTGTTGTAGTATTTGTTGGTGTTTGGGTAGATGTCGGTGTAGATGTTAGGGTGGTAGTTGGTGTAGGTGTAGGTGTTGGACATAAACATCCGTCTATTGTTACATTAACACCTGACGCACCCTGTCCCACAATACTATCAATTACATAACATATATTATTATATGTAAATGTATCACCAACACACGCATGTGTACCCACAGTCGTATTCCATGTTATTTGTGTTCCTCCAGTACAAGGAGTCGCCAAACCATACATATCCTGTGTTGTACAAGATTCATATTCTTCACAAGACATACAATGTTGACAATTGAGATATTTTGAGTCAAATCCAATGGACTGTGATGCCGAAACCGCAGACGCCATCACCTCATAACAAATACCATTAAAACTAAATACTGAACCAATACCTGATACCGATGCGGGTACGTTATACGTATAACTCTGTTGGTCACAACAAGTTCTTAAAAATCTAGGTACTCCTGATTTTATTGTTTCTGTTGGTGTGCTGGTGTTAGTTACAGTTTGTGTTGCTGTTAGTGTTGGAGTATTAGTGGGAGTGGATGTTACTGTCTGTGTTGGAGTTAAAGTTGGAGTATTAGTGGGTGTGGACGTTACTGTTTGTGTTTGAGTTAAAGTTGGTGTATTAGTAGGTGTAGATGTTACTGTTGGGGTATTAGTGGGTGTAGATGTTACTGTTTGTGTATTTGTTGGTGTATTAGTTTGGGTATTAGTTAATGTTAGTGTTGGTGTGTTGGTAGAAGTACTTGTTGGTGTTGATGTTGTTGTTTGAGTATTAGTAGGTGTATTAGTTAATGTCAGGGTCGGTGTGTTTGTTGGTCCTTGAGTTCTGGTTGCTGTAGCAGTTAATGTCTGAGTATTAGTTGGGGTCGAAGTCAACGTCTGTGTATTTGTTGGGGTATTAGTAGGTGTATTAGTTAATGTTGAAGTTGCAGTATTGGTAGGCGTAGACGTTATTGTTTGTGTATTTGTTTGTGTATTAGTAGGTGTGGGTGTTAAACCTAAAGAATTTGTTGGTTGTGGTGTGCTTGTTAAAGTTGGTGTTGCACTTTGTGTTGAGGTATTAGTTGGAGTATTTGTTGGAGTATTTGTTGTTGTTTGAGTTAACGTGGGTGTTGATGTTGGTGTTGCACTTTGTGTTGAAGTATTTGTTGGAGTATTTGTTGTTGTTTGAGTTAACGTGGGTGTTGATGTCGACGTGGATGTTGGTGTTGCACTTTGTGTTGTTGTATGTGTTGGGGTGCTCGTGGTTGTTTGAGTTAGTGTTGTAGTAGGAGTTGATGTTGGGGTCAACGGAGTACTAGTAACCTGAGAAGTTAGTGTTGGGGTTGATGTTGATGTTGCAGTTTGCGTTGGTGTGTGAGTCGAAGTTAGTGTAGTTGTTGATGTTGGAGTATTCGGTGGTGTCCCTGTTAAAGTAGATGTTAATGTCGGTGTACTAGTATTTGTCGTTGTACTTGTTGGCGTATTAGTAGGTGTAGGGGTTAAACCTAAAGAATTTGTTGGTTGTGGTGTATTTGTTAATGTAGGTGTTGCCGTTGAAGTTGGGGTCGCTGTTTGCGTAGGTGTGTGTGTGGGTGTTAACGTTGGTGTTTGTGTTGGGAATATTACATTTGAATAACAATCTAATCCTGCTGAACAATAGGTTGTCGTTGGAGTTAAAGTCGGGGTTACCGTTAATGTTGGTGTTGGTGTATTAGTAGTACAAGTAGGGCATTTTTTATCTGAGCATGTTTTTATTTCGGCTCCATAAAAATACCCTGCTGAACCGTCACCACCAACTGAGTATGCAGTATAACATTTACCTTGGTATATAACTCCCCCTCCTATATCTACCCATCCACCAGTATCTAATGCGGTTGTCGGTATAAGACCACTAATGTCACCATCCTTAGGGCAACACCCTCTAAACGTGTAGGTAATGTAGGTTACTGCCGGTTTGTCTATATAGTCAACTTTTGAATATATATTTATTCTTGACACTATTTCACCTGAGGAAGTAATATTACTATAAACGGTTTCATAAGGTACTATATCTTCATAATCCTCATTAATTGTGACTCTAGTAGAACCTGTGGTTTCACCAGCGTTTATAGTTACTCCAGTGGTTACTGATATCTCGGTACCATCCGTTTTATAAATCGTATTTGTAAACTCAACTAAAGTAGTTGTTGATACTATTGTCGACGCAGTAACCACAAAGTTAGCTATTGTAGAACCACTCTCATATGTTACTCCAAAATCTAATTCTATTCCTGAGCCCGAAGATGGTGTTATAGTATTGGTGGGTGTTAGTGTGGGTGTTTGAGTAGTTGTAGGTGTAGGTGTTAGTATTTGTACTATAGCTTCAGTACCGCAAACCGCATTACTTACTAATATATATGTGTCGTGACTATCATCATCGTAAAAGGAATATCCAGTCTCTAATTCATAACGGGTCACACCCGAAACGACAAGATTTGAAGGAGAAACAGAGTCATGGTATATATCAACATATGATATATCGTATCCAATATTAGTACCCGTTAATGTTATTTCTCTTTGAGCCATCTAATTTTTATATATAAATAGTAGATTTTTTTAAATAGTGTCGTGTTTTTATTCAATTCAACTAACCGAATAATCAACATCTAACCCACAACTCAACGGGTCAACGTCTAACGCACAGCTTAAAGGATTAGGGTCTATTTCCACATCTGTTCCACAGAAACATTCTGAACATGTAGGACACCAAAAATCATATAAATTAAATTTATTTTTTAATAATCTAAAATTATGTTGTATTTCTGCACTCGACAGAGATTCAGAATACATTCTAAACTGCGATATCCCCCCCATAAATGTCCCTGCAAAATTTGGTTCTATAACCATTTTAGAGTTTATTGATGCAATACCTGGGTCGGGATTACCTTCTAATGTTTCATTTGACATTAATTCAGGGTCTTGTATATAAGGTCCGGTTAAACCTGAGCATCCACTAAAGATAAGACTCTCTCTTAACCCGATTGAACCCCCACCAAAAGATATATTATAAGGTACACCAATTTGTTTTTCTTTCTCGGTATTAAGTTCGTGAGGTATAATTTCTTCGAAATCCTCAATAACCATGAACAAATATCCATTTATATAAATTTTCAACAAACCCTTTCTTTTGTCTTTGTTGTCAATCCATTTTTGATTAAACTTTATAAACTGATTTTGTATTTCTTTTTCTGAACCTGGATGTGTTTGTGGAGGCATAATCATGTTATATGACGCACCATTAATTTCTGAATTGTATGCTAAATACCTAATATCACCAAGACCTCCCCAGTTTAATAAATCACAATTTTCTAAAGTCTCATACCTTTCAAAAACAGCGCTTACCATTACCCACCTTTCCGTTGTCCCTGAAGCACATAAATCATAATCACAATTGTCATATATACCTCTAACTGAACATACTTCTTGTATGGTATAACCCGAACAAAAAGTGGTGTCTCCCGTAGTATCACAAGAGGTTTCAGTTAAACAGTCACCAGTCAGTGTTATATATTTAACACATACTTTAGGGTTTGACGGGTCACCTGAAAATCTAAAAGATAGTGCGTTTGAGTACATATCATTTGATGGTAAGTCTAATTTTACCTCGACCTCTTCGGTATAACTACCACAAGAACCAGTCCTATGTACCTGTGTAGTTGCAGTTTTTGGATAAACTTCAATACAATTTGAGGATGTCACTCCACTATCACTACACGCACAAGTTTTAATACAATCAGTTAATCCGGAAGTCACTCTATCGTAGTCACAAGACTCAAGGTCTGAATTTTGAAATCCAACCGCAATATTACATTCCTTACAACCAAAACCTTCACTTTTATCTACCTTACCACTAACGGGATGAAAAAATTTATTTTCCGCCCTGGCACCAAAAAAGAAAAAAGTGTTACTATTTTCAGGATATAAATCATTTAAATATATCTCATCTGTCTGAATACTGTATTTATCTCTTTGTCTTGGTCTTAACAACATCTCCATAGACCACCCCTTCGAAACTCTTTCAGGGAAAACTTCGTAGTCGTAACCGTGTAATTTATAAAATCCCTGATAGAATCCACCGTATAATTCATTATAGTATCCACCTGTAAAATCGTAATCTGACACAATATTATACACTGTTTTTGTATTACCACTTAACCTATGGTTTGGATTGTTTGCAAATGAACCTATCGGATGCATTTTAAACCTTCTATCGTAGTAATGTGGGTCAAATGTTTTACTCTCATTAATACCCATAGTAAATGTTAATGTTTGTCCAGTCATCGAATCATATAATCCCACGTCAATACCTGTTAATCCAACATCACATAAGGTTGTTGCGGTTAAACAAGTAAAATCTTCATTATCTGGATTATAATAATTTTTCGACACAAGTGTGTTACCTGAGTAATAGTTATTCCATGTTAAATTTAACTTTTGGTTAGATATGATTGAATTTAAATCTATGTTAATAGGTAACTTATTGCCGTTATTTTCAGCGATTAGATTGTCTGAAAAAACAACTTCGGAGTTATAATTTTTTTTATCGGAAGATAAAGTTATGTCATAACTTTTTATTCCCGATAATGACGCTTTTAAATTATCGAAGTAATAATTATTAATATTCTGACCAAGCATACTCCTTTTTTAAGATAAATACTTCTTTTGTTGTATTTATAGAAAAAAACTATACTATAATGTCACATCTTTATGATACAAGAAAAGATGCCGAAAAGCAATCTAAGGAGTTAGGATGTAAGGGCTCCCATATCCATAGAAAGGATGGTAAAAAGAAATATATGCCCTGTTCTACGCACAAACATTATGAAAAAGTTGTTAGTTCTGAAACAGATAATAAGGAGGAAATAGATGAATTAATTGATTTTGACGGAACTATGAATAACTCTAAAATACCTATTATCGACCCTAGAACAACGTCACCGGGTTTAAGTACAATGGATAAAAGAGTGGCTGCCGGACACCAAACACAAGACCCACTGATGAGGGGTTATAGAGTATATTATGGTGAATCAGTTGTTAGAGAAGAAGATATGGCAGACGCATTTGGTTTTGAGGAAACTAAACACATGGACGCGAACGATACAATAGATTATTTTGTAGATGAGCTTGAGTTTAATCAAAGAGATGCCGAAGACAGAGCCTCTGAAATGGGTAAAGACCCTGATTTGGATGGTACGTCTGAATTTAAAAAACTTAAAAATTTTGTAGGTAAATTAAGATTAACGGAAAAAGAAAAAGTTTTCACGAAAGAAGATGTTCAAAAAATGGCGGAAGAAATAATTCTTAAAAAGTCTGATGATAAAGAGATAACCAAAAAAGAATTAGATAATGACAGCATCTCCCCGATTATAAAAAGAAATGTTAAGGCTTTAAAAAATATGGCAAGTGCTGATGGTATTTCTATACCTCAGTTAATTAAAATGTTAAAAAATGAATAAAGACTTATATCATAGAAAGGTAAAATTACCTGAATCATTAAAAAACCATTTACAGAAATCATTTGAAATGGTTGAAGGTGATAGTAATACCGAAGGTTATAATCGTAATAAAGAATTACGCGAAAATGGTGTTATGGGTTACCCTGTATTAAAAAGAGTTAAAAATTGGTTTGACTCATATGAAGGTGACGGTAAAGACGCACCATATATACTAAATGGTGGTGATAGAATGCACAAATGGTGTAATCATGTGTTGGACCATTGGAGGGGTACTTTAGAACAGGGTAAATCGATTAAGTCAGATACAGGTATGATGAATCAACATATTGATACTCATGAAAAAGATGGTATTGTGGTAAATCCTCATGATAAACATGAAAAAGGTATTAATAAGTTTGATACGTCAATTACCGAAGAAATAAAAAAAATAAATCAACTATTTAAAAAAGTAAAATAATGGCAACACAAAATGATAAGTTAGATTTTTACCAACCGAATAATCAGTTATCTGCAATCGCAGACGCTGAGAGGGGTAAATTGTTTCCTAAAAATGATTTTTCACCTAAAACTGAAAAATATTCCGCAGTTCACCCTGACGCAGTTGCTGATGGTGATGAAATCGGTAGAGGTACTGGTACATTTTTAGATGTATATAATGAAGGTGCGGGTACATCAACTGACATCTTTGAAAGGAAAGACGATATAAAAATTAATAAGTATAATTCTAGTAAGCCTTACACAGTAGAATAATGAAATTATTAACGACATTTAAATCTTTATTAAACGAAGTTGCTTCATTGGGGGATATTCAAGACTCGATAAAGAAAAAAATTGTCATGACTATATATTATGATGGAGATATTCCAGGTGGTAAAGGTTATCGTAGAATTGAACCTGTTTGTGTTGGATATAGTAAGTCGGGTAATTTAGTATTAAGAGCGTGGGATATAGACGGAGCATCACACACTAATACTACAGGAGAAAAACCGTTACCAGGATGGAGGATGTTCAGGGTCGATAAAATATTTACTTATCAACCAACTACTAATAACTTTACTGAAATGAGACCTGGTTATAATCCAAACGGAGACAAAAGTATGACTAGAGTACTTTTAAACGCAGAATTTAACACAGAAACAGATGAGTGATTTAATGCAAAAATTGGCAATTTCTAAAAAAATTATGGATAAACATAATGAGGTCCCTAGAGGACAATCTTCAGAAAGTTTACCAATTATAGAAAATGTTAACGCAAATTATAATATACCACAAGATATGGTACAACAACCAAGTGTACAAGAAACCATTTCCACTAAGCCAATAAATCAAGAGGCGGTATTAAACTCAAAACTTCCTGACGAGATAAAAAAATTAATGATAGAAAACCCTATTGTACAACCTAGCCTAAATGGACCGACACTATCGAATGAAATCGTTGAAGGAGCGGCTAGGCTTATGAAAAGTGACCAAAAAACTCAAAAAACAATAAAAGAATCTAACAACACAGTTAATAACGATTTAAAACAGATGATAAGAGATGTTGTTAGAGACACCGTAAGAGATGTAGTAAAAGAAGAATTACAAAACGCGGGATTATTATCTGAAAATACACAAAACACGAACGAGGTACTCTCATTAAGAGTTGGTAAACATATATTTGAGGGTAAAGTTTTAAAAATTAAAAAAATAAAACAATAACTTTTCTTATTAGAAATTTTTTCATATACTTTTTCTAAACAGAATAAGTATGTCAAAAATTAATGTTTTAGTATTACCATCAGACCGAACAGGAGTTGGTAAGTTTAGGTCTGTAGACCCACATATCTACCTACAAAATAATTACTCAGATGAATTCCATGTGGATATTGACTATGAACCGAAAGTCAATGACGATAATTATTGGAAAAAATATCAGATTGTACATTTTCATAGGGCAATAGGGAGAGACTATGATTTTTCAGTAAATTTAGTTAAGAAATTAAAGTCTATGGGTATTATTACCATAGCCGACTTAGACGATTACTGGTTACCGACTAAGGAACATCCTGCACATCAGTTAGTCATTAGTAACAAATTACATGAAAAAATATTAAATAATATAAAAGAGGCGGATTATGTAACAACTACGACTAAACTATTTGCAGAAGAAATTAGTAAATATAATAAAAATGTCGTTGTACTACCAAATGCAATAGATAAAGACGAACCACAATTTAAAGAAAAAACATTACCCTCAGATAAACTTAGGTTTGGGTGGTTGGGTGGTTCATCCCATTTACACGACTTAATGTTATTAAATGGTGTAACATCTAAACTAATAGACTTAAAGGATGAATATCAGTTATTTTTGTGTGGTTTCGATACAAGAGGTAATGTGACTGAAATAAATAAAGAAACTGGCGAACAAAAACAAAGACCTATTAAACCAGAAGAGACTGTATGGGTGTCCTATGAAAAGATTTTTACTAATAACTACAAGTTAGTTACACAAGAACAAAAAAACTTTTTAGATAAGTTCGAACAAAGAGACTATGATAAAAAAGACGCGTTTTATCACAGAGTATGGACACAACCAATCAACTCATACGCTAAAAATTATGCAAAGTTTGACGTATCTCTCTCACCTATTAAAGACCACATTTTTAATAGGATGAAATCACAACTAAAGGTCATCGAGGCGGGTTTTTATAAAAAAGCAATAATTGCTTCTGACATTGGTCCCTATACCATCGATTTGAATCACGCATTAGATAAAGGTAGTTTTACTAATGGTAACGCATTATTAGTTAACAAAAGTAGAAATAATGGGGATTGGGCCAAATATATGAAAAAACTTATAAAGAATCCTTCTTTTGTTGAAGACTTAGGAGAGAGGTTATACGAAACAGTTAATGGTACTTATGATTTAGGTACTGTAACTAAAAATCGTTCAGAATTTTACAAATCTTTAATAAAATGATAGATGTACCATTAAATAAATTATTATTTTTTGATTTAGAAACAGTTGGTGTTGAAAAGGATTACACTACATTAAATCAAAAAAACCCTGAAATGGGTAGGTTGTTTGAAAGTTATCGCAACTGGTTTGAGAAACGTTACCCTGAAGATGAGGGCAAGTCGTTGGATGAGATATTTACCAATCATGCCGCTTTAGTTTCAGACTTTGCTAAAATTATCGTAGCGTCATTCTCATTCGTAACACCAAAAGGTGAGATACACACAACAACATTTGCTGATGATGATGAGAAGAAACTTTTAGAGGGTGTTAAAGAACTACTAAATAAAGTATTAAAATTAGACTTTTATCTATGTGGACATAACATCAAAGGATTTGATATGCCAATGTTGTCTAAAAGATTTGTAGTAAACGGAATAAAACCACCTAAAATCTTACCTTCATTAGGTACTAAACCATGGGATTTAAAAGCAGTCGACACAAAAGAGTTTTGGCAGTTTGGTTCTTTTAATTCACCAGCATCATTAGACCTAATGTGTGTTGCTTTAGATGTCCAAAGTCCTAAGACTGGAGAGGTTTCAGGTAATTTAGTACATGATACGTATTGGAATTCTAATGGATTACAACCCATTGCTGACTATTGTGAAAGGGACGTAAAAGTATTGGTGGATGTTATGAATAAAATTTATAAATTAAAATGATATGATAGGTAAAATTAATCAATTTAAAGATAGTTTAAAAACGTTAAAGGAGTTAGAAACAAAACTAACAGGAATTAATTTTTCAGACCCTGAAAAAATGTTAGAAAGTATTGGTGTTAATATTGACGAACTTGAAAGTAGTTTTGAGTCGTCACTAATAAAACCTATTAAATTAAATTATGTAAATAATTCTAATAATAGTGAACCAGAGTATGCTTATGGTACTGACTCAGGTTTTGACCTTAGGGCTAATGAATCTATATCTTTAGACCCCTTAGAGAGAGCATTAATACCGACAGGTATATTCCTAGATGTACCTGAAAATACTGAGATACAAGTTAGACCAAAAAGTGGTTTGGCAATAAAAAGAGGGTTAACTGTATTAAACACACCAGGTACCGTTGATTATGGATACACGGGTGAAATAAAAGTCATTGTTATAAACTTGAGTAACCAAACTCAAAAAATAGAAGTGGGTGATAAAATTGCTCAGGCTGTTATATGTCCTGTAACACAAGGTAGACACGTAATTTTTAATAAAGTAGACAGTCTAAAGGAAAAGGATAGAAACGCAAATGGGTTTGGTTCAACAGGAAACTAATGATTACAATAGGGTTTAGTACGAAAGAAATAGACAACTCTTTTATTGACCATATAAAAAAAACTTGTGGTCCTAAAAACATAGAGATTATACCTTTTGTAAATAAAGGTACTCACTCTCTTTCTGAGGCATATAATTTTATTTTAGATAAGTCATCTAATGATATTGTTGTCCTATGCCATGATGATATTTACTTCGATAAAAAAGGATGGGGTAGTAAAATAATTAAACATTTTAATAGAAATGAAGAGTATGGTATTATAGGTGTCGCGGGGAGTGTTTCATTACCAAAGTCAGGAATGTGGTGGGAAGATAAAACAAAAATGAAAGGTATTGTCAACCACGAACATAACGGTAAAAAATGGGAGTCAAAATACTCAAATAGTTTAGGTAATAAACTTGATGAAACGGTTATTGTTGACGGGGTTTTTATTTCTCTATCAAAAAATAGAATAAAACACAATTTTGATGAATCCGTTAAAGGGTTTCATTTATATGATGTTTCATTTTCTTTCAGGAACTTTTTATCTGATGTTAAAATTGGTGTTATGTATGATGTTAGATTAACACATAAGTCTATCGGTCAAACCAATCAAGAGTGGGATAATAACAGAAGAGAATTCGCGGAAAAGTATAAGGATTTATTACCTAAAAAAGTGATAAGAAAACAAGGGGATTTAGTTAATATACTTTGTTTAAATAAAGATATGAATAAAGAAACCTTAAAATTAATAAGTAATTTTAATAGTACTATTATTAATGAAAAAGACGTCACCAACAGTAAAAAATTACCTTGTATTATTGTTGGAGACGGGGTCTTAGAATTATCTACTCCACAAGGAAACAGAAAGTCAGTTAAGGATAGATATTATATGTCCTGTAATATTAGTTATGATTTAATCATATCAGACTCAGAAATACTCTCCAATAAAATAAAATATATATACGGGAATACACCACATATATCAATAGAAAATAACAACTCAAAACACCGTTCAATAAATAAAGTAAAAATCTTAAACACTGAAAATATATTTGATTTTATTAATGGAGATGTTAAAAATGATGTTGTAAAAATAGTAACAGGGTATTCAGATAAAGGTGGGTCAACTACCGCATTAAGTAATTTAGTAAACTTTTTTAACGATAATGGTATTGACTGTACCATGTATGGTCCACATGATTATCATCTTAAATTATGTAAATCAGATTTATTAGATAATTTAAAATTTAATAAATCTGATAAAGTTATCACTCACGCAATAAATTTAGGTACCAGACCTGAGGTTGAAAAAGTTGTTTTATCTTCTCATGAAAAGTGGTGGTTTAGACCCTCTCAAATACCAACTCATTGGGATAGTGTGGTGTTTTTACATGACGACCATAGAAAATACCATTCTGATTACGAAGGTGAATATGAGATAATACCAAACCTTAAAGAGAAGTTATACCCAATAGAAAAAACAGATAGGGATATGATTGCGGGTATCATTGGAGCTATTGAAGACCGTAAGCAAACCCATGTTTCTATTAATAGGGCTCTTGAGGATAATTGTGAAAAAGTTTTATTATACGGAAGAATTAATGATATTAATTATTTTAATTCTTTTGTTAAACCTCTTTTATCTGATAAAGTTGTTTTGATGGACTATACAGATAATAAACAAGATATGTATAATTCTATAGGTAGAGTATATCACTCTTCTAAGGGTGAGGTTGCTTGTTTAGTAAAAGACGAATGTTATTTAACTAATACAAAGTTTTATGGTAACTCAGAAACAAACCATAAAGTTTCTGAGTTAACTAACAACGAGATACTTGAAAAATGGATAAACATATTAAATTTATAAAAAATGTACTCAATAGTATTAACTGTACATAATAAAGATTTCTTACTTGAGAATAGTTTAAATAGAATTAAGAATCACACAAAAGGTAAGTATGAATTAATTGTTGTACTTGATGGGTGTAGTGACAAAAGTGAAGAAATTACAAATAATTTTGTGAAACAAAATAAAAAATTAAGTATTAAGGTAGATTACGCCGATGACGTTTTTGAAACTAAGGCAAACAATATTGGATTAAAACAAGCGGAAAACGACTATGTGATTATTATCCAAGATGATATGTTAATAAATGAAGACGCATGGAATGTTAGATTAACAAACCCGTTTAGGAAGTTTGATGATGTTTTTGCGGTGTCTGCAAATTGTGCACATAACTGGGAATTTAACCCGAATAGTGTTCATTTAGGAATGAAAGAAAATTTAGACGACTGTTGGTGTGACATAATTAATCATGTGGACCATGCGGGTCGTCCTTGGAATTTAAATAGAGACACATTTGCGGTTAGAGAATGTGTAAATAGGGGTCCGTTAGCCATAGACCATGATGATTTATATGATTTAGATTATCTAGACGAGGCATTTGCACCATTAGATATGGACGACCACGATTTGTGTTTTAGAATGCATAAAAAATTGGGTAAAGTAGTTGGGTGCCATTGGATTGATTTTATAAGTGATTTTTCTTGGGGTGGAACTCACAATGAAAACGGAGGAGGACATAAACCTTGGTTCTATGAATCTAACCATAAAAACACTAAAATAGTATGGGAACGTCATTCTGACTATATATTAAATAATAGAATTGTAGAAAATAGAGTAATATGAAGATAGCAATTTTTACTATATCACTAGGAAAGTACGACATATTCTTCGACGAGTTTTATAATTCAGTGAATAATCTTTTTTTACCTAATCATGAAAAACAGTTTTTCGTTTTTACTGATAAATCTTTAGAAGAAAAAGATAACCTTACCCAAGTAAAACAAGACAAACTTGGATGGCCATACGACACTATGATGAGATTTCATTTTATGTCTAAAATAAAAGATGAATTATTAAAGTATGACTATATATACTTCTTTAACATTAATATGAAAGTATTAAAAGAAATTAAAGATGAAGTGATACCACATGAAGAAAATGATTTTTTAGTTGGTGCCGACCACCCGATTCATTCAGGATGGCTAGGTGATAGATTACCATATGAAAGAAATCAAAATAGTGAATTTTATATTCCTTTTGGGTATGACGGTAGGTACTATCAGGGATGTTTTAATGGTGGCAAAAGCGATGTTTTTATCAAAATGTGTGAAGTTCTAAAAGATAAGATTGATAAGGATTTAGACAAAGACATCATACCTAAATGGCATGATGAATCTGCCTTAAACTGGTTTTTTAAAGATAAGAAACCTCTATTCCTTTCAAAAGACTATATATATCCTGAATCATTTCCAAACTATAATGAGAAAAAAATGATACAGGTAGACAAATGGAAATTTATGAATAAAGAAGAACTTAGGTCTTAAGGGATGAAATTTGAGGTTGTAACTGCATTATATGACATAAATCGTGAGAATATAGGCGATGGTAGAAGTATTAATCAATACTTATCATGGTTTAAAAAAACTCTTAAGTTAAACTGCCCTATGACCATATTCGTAGAAGATAAATTTTTAGATTTTGTAGTTAAAGAAAGGGTAAGTAATGAAACTAATATAATTGTCGAGGACTTGTCTAAGTGCCCCTTTTTTAAATGGTCTGATTATTCAAAAAAAACAATTAACAGTAGTCTGTACAAAGAGAAAATGTCCGACACGAGTAGAGTTGAGTGTGTTAATCACTTGTATAATATTATTCAGTACTCTAAGTTTGGTTGGATAAAAAGGGCTAAAGAATTTAATAAGTTTAATTCCGATTACTATTTTTGGATGGACGCCGGATTAAGTAGATTTTTTTATGATGTTAACTTAGATAATCCGTGGCCGAACAAAGAAAAAGTATTAAAGGATAAAATATTACTTCAGGGACAAAAAAATATTCATTCGTACCTACCAAGTAAAACCATAGATGAATATATATGGGACAACAATAGTGTAATCGCTGGAGGTTTATTTGGGACGCCTAAAGAACTAGTTGACTTTCTTTTTGATAAAGTTAATTTTTATTTTGAAAGTACAATGGTTAAAAATAAATGTATAAATAATGAGCAGTTTATGTTTGCTATATTGTTTAAGGAATTTCCTGAAATTTTTGACGTAAAATTATTCGACGAAAACAGACCATTACCGCTTTTTAAAAATTTATCATATTAATGAGAACAGTTAGTATATACGGAGGTCACGATTCTAATGTCACTTTCTATGATTCTGAAAAAAATGATTATAGAATAATAGAAATAGAAAGAATCACAAAAAATAGATACATGGATATGAGACAATTAGAAAGATACCGAGTGGTAGAAATTCTAAAAGAATGTCAGAATATTGCAGAAAAGTATTGGGGTTTTGATAATAATTATGATAAGGTCATAACAATGGTTGACGGTCACGTAGACCATGGAATTTTAAAAGAAATTTTTAATGGTAAAGAGTTTATCCGCAGTGGAAATCATCATGAGTCACATGCTCTAGTTGCCTATTATCAATCTAATTTTGACAACTGTATTGTATTTTCTTACGATGGAGGAGGTAATGATGGATTTTTTAATGTTTATAAAATAGAAAATAATAATCTTTCACTTTTAGAAAAGATTGATTGTGATTTTGGTGGTGGGTATTTACTCCTATCAAGTTGTTTAAATGAGGTAACTACAAATAGTAGAAGTATATTATCCTTAGCCGGTAAGATGATGGGTATTTGTGCTTACGGTGAAGTTAAGGGCCACTTTATTAATCCTATGTCTGAATTT